CACCGCATGGACAGCTTGACCTCGCCGTTGGTGACGACCTTCGACCGCGCGCCGGGCAGGTCCGACGTGAGCGGGGCCGACACGAACGCGAACGCGGCCGGGTTGAAGATGAGTTGCTGGCGCGAGGCCGTGTTCGCCATCGTCGCGGCGACAGTACCCGTGGCGCCGATGAACTGGACCGCCGCGCCGTTGCTGGGCGAGCCCGTCACCGTCTGCAGCTGCCCGGCGGTGACGATGGGCGGGCTGATCTGGAGCGCCGCCGTGCCGGTACCCGTTGCGTCCGCCTGGAGCACGAACCGCTGCGGCATCCCCGTCGAGGTATAGGCCAGCGGGTTGACGCCCATCGTGCTGGTGCCGACGATGTAGAACGCATCGCCCGCCTTGAGCGCATAGGCGCCCATGCCGGAGATGTTCAGGACAGAGCCGGTCTGATTCGCGCCGGCGACGATGGGCGTCGAGGCCGCAAAGCTGCCGGTCGTGTGAATCGGCAGGAGCGGATCGACGTACCACTCGTCCACGCCCAGGGCCATCTCGGAGAACTGGCCGGTGCGGAAGTAGTTCTGGTACTGCTTGCCGAACAACGCGAAGTTCGCGTTGAGCAGTTCGCTCTGCTGCAACGGGTCGATCACGGCGACGTAGCCGTCAGGGGTGCCGGTCATCGCCAGGAGCGCGACGGCATCGGTCCACACCTTGTTGCTGGTGACGGGGACGCCCGGCGTGCCGACGACGTTGTAGATCGACTTGTAGACTTCCTGGCCCGCAATCGCGTCCGTCTTGTTCGCCAGCGCCACGCCGGCCGGCCGCGTGTAGCGGTCCTGGACTTCTTCGATCTCCAGCGTGTCCTCGATCGAGCTCCAGCCCATGCCGACGTTGTACTGATGGTTCAGCGTCAGCGGGACGGTCTGGTTGAGGATGGCTTGCTGCTGGAGCGCCTGGCCCTCGGTGACGGTCCACCGCTGCGGGGTGCGGACCTGAACGGTGTCCCCGATCTGGCTCCCCTTGGGCTTGTTGTTCCACTCTTTGTTCCACTGCCGGTCGAATTGGCCAACGAGCCGGAGCCCGTTGTCCCAGAACAACGCGGTGTCCTTCGTGACCCACGTTGGGGAGATTGTGTAGTTGGCCATGTCCGCTCACATGACCGCCGGAGAGCCTGGGCCTAGTCGCGCCGGAGGCGAGAACGCTGGGGACGGTGAAACGCCGCCGCGTGATCCGCCAGAGACGCATCATCGCCAGGGAGTTCCTTTGGCGGTGCATCTGGCGCTGTCCGCACCGGATTCGGCGGACGGGGCGCATGTCGTGAAGCAGGAGCAGCGGCCGATCCGGTAGCTGCGGCCGAGAGCCCCAATGACTGCAAGCGGCGTTGCACAACGGCAACGAGGTCGGGGGTTGCGGGCCTATCGTAAGTGGCGAGGGTTAACTCGTCAAGGAGCCCAGGCGTCGAAAGCACCGCCAGTGTGAGCTTGGCGCTGTCCGCACCACTCCGCACGATGGCCTGCATGATGGCCGGCGTGATGGGCCGGGCATCGCCCTTGTACTGCTGAATCAACGCGGCGTGCGCCGGGTCGGCCGCGGCGGCTTTCATGCGGTCCCAATGCGCCTGGGTCATCGCGCGGAGCTCGCCGGCGCTCGCTTCGTTGGCCCGTTGCGCCTGCTGCGCGTGCCAGCGAGTCGCCTGGTCGTGCTGATGCTCCAGCTGTGTGAAGCGCGCCATCGCCTTCGTGTAGTCACGGAGGGGATCGGCGCTGTCCTTGAAATCTTCGTACGTCGGTTCCTGGAGGGTGAACGGCGGCGGCGGGGGCAAAGGCGGACGCGCGGCGCGGGGTGGCGGGGCGGCACTCGGCAGCGCGGTGCCCGGTCCCGGAGCCCCCTCACGGGCGGTCCCTGCGGCCACTGGCGGCGCCCCGCCATTCTTCAGGCTATCGCGTTCCCGCTCTGTTTCGCGCAGGCGCCGGGTGAGCTCCCGGATGCGTGGGACATCCTCGGCGCTCGCCTCCTGGCTGGCCGCGCGCCGGCGGAAGCCGTTTTTCTCGAAACGCCCGTCAGGTCGCCGCGGCGGCTCGTTCGCCTCAGTCGCTTCTTCGGGCTGGATCGCCTGTCCGGTCGCGTCGAGGCCGTTGGTGCCGGTCTGGGGGGAGGTAACGGGCGCGGCGGGAGTGCCCTGATCGGGGGATTCAGTCCACCCGCTCGCGTCGGGGGTGGTGGTGGGACGGTCAACTACTGCCACAAGTGCCCTTCACGTCGCTAGTTGCGACGACTCGCACGAAAACCGATCCCGTGCGTACCGAAAAATGCGCGAGATTGCGCGAAACTTATCGCGCAAACTTCCCCGGCAGTATCCGGGGTTTCCCTAGGGTCGCCCAGGTTTTTTCCGCAAACGCCCCTAAACGCCGGTGAAACGCCGCAAAACGCCGGTGCTACGTCCACCAGCGCCCTGTGTGCCCCGGCGGGCGGCGAAACCCGAACCACGGCTTGAAGATCGGGCAGTGCCAGACGAAGGCCAGCGCGGCCAGCGCGATCACCCAGACCATTTCCGCCCCTTACCCAGCATCGTGCGCCCATAGTTGGTGCGCCACGGCTCTCCGATGAAGCGCACCCCGGCGCGGTGTCGCACCGGCCGGGATGCCCCGAGATACCACAGCCAACCCCATCGAGGGTCGAGCCGATACGCCTGTTCGACAGTCAGTTCTGGCATGTTCGAAGTCTACCCGCCGTAGAGCTTCGGTGACGGCGTCTCCGGCAGGCCAGCGTCAGGCCGCGCCGTTCCCAACGTCAGCGGTTCGCCCACTTCGCCAGACCGAACCCGGCGAGTGCCGACAGCAGGAGCGCGATCACGTCGATCAGGTGCAGCGCCATGGCTAGTTCTGGTAGAGCGCGACGAGCCCGGTCGCCGTCGTCCCCGCCGCGTTGATGCGGCGCGCGGCAATCGGCAGATACGTCCCCGCCGCGAGCGCGGTGAACGTGACCGCGACGTTGTTCTGCATGACCGCCGCGACGTTGCCGGTGCTGCCGACGAGGATGCCGCCGGTCACGCGCGGCAGGTCAACGGTGTCACTCGGCGTGATCGCGCCCCAGAGATTGAACGGTTCTTCCATCAGTGCCCTCTCAACGCAAGACGTTGGGAATCGCCACGAACTTCGACAACAGGAACAACAGCAGCACGATCAGTGAAATGACGTGAATCGCCGTCGCCCAGTGCGGCGGCATCGGGATGTAGGTGGTGATCGCCCAGATGATGAACCCGACGAGCGCGACGACGAGAACGAGCGCGATCAGATCCATTACGCCTCCTTGGGCTCCACCGGCGGCGAGGGCCGCACCACTTGGAGCAGGTCGCAGGGCGGGAGCCCCTCGCCGTCTTGGCGCGGGCACTTCGCCTGCAGCACGCCGAACGTGAAATCGGGCACGGGAGGCTCTACGGCCTCGATCTCGGTTCCGCACGTCAGACACAGCAGGATCATCGCCGGAACGACTCAATCACTCGTTCGGCATCGTGCGTGAAATACCAGTGTTCCAGCATCCAGCTGTGCGTGCGCGACTCCAGCCGCGCCGACACCAGATGCCCGCAGATCGGGCACTGCTGCACGAACACCGGCGCCGGCTGATACTCGCGCGGCGTTTTCGCCACGGGCAAGGCTTTCGTCATGCTTCGGCCTCCGGTTCCGGCTGCAGCATCGACTGCTGAATCGCCTCCTGCTGAGATGCGGCCGATGCGAGCTCCGCTTCGTGCTCGCGCCCTTCACCCGCCAGGGCCGCTTCGTGCTCGCGCGCCATGCCGTCCATGTCTGTCGCCCGCGCCGTTTGCGCGTCCGAGATGCCCGCGTTGAGCATGGTGGCGTTGCCGGCGTGCCGTGCTTCGGCATCCAGTTGCGACATCAGGAGATCCGCCTGCTGGTCGGCCTGGTCCGCGGCCCACTTCGCGTCGGCGCTCGCCATCCCCAATTCATGCGCCTGTGAATCCTCGCGGTCGAGGTTCGCCTGCGCCATCTTCAGCTTCTGGAGCTCGACCTGCAGCTGCGCGTTCACCCGCGCTTTTTCCAGGTCGGCCTGCGCCTGCAGGTTTTCGATGTGGATCTTGACCTCGCCGTCGTACTTGCTGCGGGCGTTTTCGTGGCGCTGTTTCGCTTCGTCCGACTGGATGGCCTGGCCCATCTTGTTGATCTGGGCCGTCATCGCCTCGATGATCTTCTTGGCCTGCTCCAGCTGTTGCTGCACCTTCGGCGGCAGCGGCTCGCGGCCTTCTTTCTTCGCGTTCAGGTATTCCTGGACCGGCGGCGCCAGGACGAGCTTCATGCGATCGGACATTTCCTTGTGACCGGGGCCGTCCATCGACTTGAAGAACAGGTCGCCAATGACCTGCATCAGATTCGGGTCGGCGCTCAGGAGTTGCGCGATCGACTGGTGCTCCTGCTCGCGGCGCGTGTCGTACGTCTTGCGGACCTTGATCGCGACGTTGAACCGCGCATTCTCGGTGAGCGTGTATTCCTGCACCTGGGGACCAGGCGGCGGCATCCCGTTGCCGTTGCCGTTCGGCATCGGCATCCCGTTCGGCATCGGCATCCCCGACATGCCTGGCATACCCGGCGGCATCCCCGGCTGCGGCGGATACGCCGGCATGGGCCGGCCGGAGCGCGGGTCGGTCGTGAACGGTTGGCCCACCAGGACCGACTTGCTCTCGCCGTCGCCCAGGACAATCTGCGCCAGGCGCCCCGGTTTCCGGCCGTAGACGTGCCACAGGAGCTCGTTGGTCAGGAGCCCTTCGTAGCGCACGGAGCGCGTGAGGTTGTCGAGCGGCCCTGACGTGTTCAGGCCGGTTTCGTCGGTCAGCAACTTGGCGTGCTTCGCGGACGTGACGTTCTTTTCGGTTTTCCCGAGCGCCACGTCATGGGTGCCGGTCGTGTCCTGGATCGCGTCCGTGAACATGGACAAGGCGAAGCCCACGGGCTCGATCGGGGCGACCCGCGGCGGCGCAAATGGCGGTGGCGCCGGCATCCCGGCGGCATCGGTCTGGTTGAAGTGCAGCACGGGAATCGTGCGCGTCATCGCCGCGGCGTATTCCTGCTGAAAGCCTTCGTCCTGGCCGCTCGCCATCATGATCGCGGGAATCGGCGCGTAGGCGACGACCTCCACCATCTTCGACACCATCGCGTTGAAGCCCTGCTGCGGATCCCGCGCCGGCCGCACCATCCCGATCACGCGGCGCTCTTTGTCGTAGGGCTGCACTTCCTCGCAGACGACCTTGACGATGCCGGTGTAGGGAATCGGCCACTCGGTTTCTTCCAGCACATGCACGCCGTCGATGATGCAGTGCGTGAACTTCCGTTCTGCGACCAGGCGGGAGTCGGTCGCCTCGGACGCGACTTCGGCCGCGACTTCGTCTTTCCAGACCGTCACGCCGTCCGCGAACTCCAGGAGCGTGCGGCTCTCGTACTCGCAGTAGATGTACTCGGTGACGTAGACGGCCTTGATCAGCACGCCGTCGATCCCGTTTTCGGCGCGGAACCAGTCGGGATACTGCGACGACAGCGAGCGAAAATCGCTGTCGCTGTCGTAGCCCTTCAGGGGATTGGCGATGGTGCGCCCGTCCTCGGTCTGCACCTTCGGCCACTGCGCCAGATACCGATCGAACGACATCCAGGCGCCGACGAAGCCCCAATCCGCGTCCCGGCCGTCCGGTTGTTCATGCGTCGGGTCCAACTTCACCGCGCCCTGGTTGAAGATGCGCGCCACGACGATTTCCTGCTGCATCGTCTTGCCGGGCATGTAGCGCGTGATCACGCGGTAGTAGCCGCGGCCGGCAATCGCGGCGCGCTGGAACGCCCAGGAGCGTGCATCGGCCGCTTCGGATGTGCGCTGGATGCGCCGCACCAGCCCCTCGCGGAGCTCGATCTCCTTGTCATCAATCGGTCCGACCAATGCCTCAAAGTCATCAGCGGGCGTGATTTCGACGCCCAGGTCGCTCATGCGTTCCTGGTTCATCACGCGCAAGACGGGCGCCTTGACCTTGTTGATGGTGAGACAGGGCCGCGCGGGTACCGCCGGCTGTCCGCCCTCGGCATTGCGGCCGGCGCGGAGCGAGCGGATGTCGGACGGCCACTGGTCGCCGTCGTAGAACCGCAAATCCTCGATTTCGCGGGCATCCTGGCCCACGTCGGCTTCTTTCGCTTGGGTAAATCGCTGGCGGGCCGTCTCCAGCTTGGACGATTTCGCGCTGTAGGGGCGGGAGGGCTTCGATCGACGGGGTGGATACGGCATCAGGGCTCCAAGTAGTACCGGCCCGTGTCCGCGAGGCCAATCACAAACACGTAGAACGCGATCTGGCGGTTGGTGAGCGCCGCGGCGTCGAGCGGCGGCTGGTTCTTCCACACCAGGTCGCTCCGCGTCGGGTCGAGCGCGAGCGCCGCCGTCAACCAGTGCAGCGCCATCCGAATCGCCCGAATCTGATCGACCCGGCGCATGTTGCCGGCCGCAACCTGCGCGGTGGTGTTCGCGGCGAGGCTCTCGCGCACGTAGAGCTCGACCTGGGTGGGCGGCATCAGGCCATGTACCCCATGCCGGCGCTGTCGTAGGTGCCGTAGGACGGCGTCACCAGCTGCAACACGCGCGGCGCCGCCACCGGTGCGGCAAAGGTGAGCGCCAGGGCGTCCCCGTCATCTGGCGAATGCCCGCCGCGCCGCTTGATGTCCGCTTTCGACTCCAGCCAGATGCGCTGTTTCGGGTCATGCCGGATGCCCGGTTGCTGCAAATCCTCCACGAGCCAGCGGTCGGTCGCAATCGCCCCCGTCAGCAGCCACAGCTTCAGCTTGTCCCACATGAAATCGCGGTAATACCTGGTTTTCAGCGGATCCGGCGAATCCGCGCCGAAGTTCACTTCCTGCACGTTGCGGTGGTTCAACTCGCGGAGCCGCGCCGCGACCGGGCCGGCAATCCCGGCGCTGTCGAGGAACAGCATCGCGACCCGGTGCCCGCCGTAGTTGGCGGTCAGCAGGTCCGACAGCCGCGAGATGAGAATCGCGGGGTCGCGCGTGAGGGAACCGGGAATCCGCACCGGGGGAATGCTACGCGCATCCATCCCGCGGCGAAACCGCACGACGTTGAAGTCGCTCCCGCCCCAGGCCAGGTCGCACCCCGCGATGAGCGGCTCGTCCCCGAGCAGGACCACCGGCCGTGTTTTCGCGGCGTCGATGCGGTCGCTGTCGATGAACTGCACGTCGCCGGCGCGCGGCGGCGTCCCCTCGACGCGGACCCGGAATACGTCGCTGTCCTCCCCGTAGTCGTCGGCAATCTCCTGGACCCACGCCTTGTTGTGCCCCTCAACGGTCCGCACGTCGATGACCCAGGATTTATACCGATGCCGCCGCTCCCCAAAGACCGCCTCGTAGAAGCTCCCCTGCCGGCGCGTCGGGTTCCCGAACAGGAACTGCATGGCTTCGCCCTTGGCGAGCCCGCCCTCCTGCACCTGGTGGATGACTTCGGGGACGTTGGAATCTTCGTCGTTGATGTAGAAGCTGGTGGACCGCTCCGAGTGCTGGCCCGCGAACGCCTCGGAGTTTTCCGGCGCACAGGTCTGCGGCGTCACGCGCCAGGATTCGCGTGACCCGACCCGAAAGAGAATCTGCGTGTTCGCCTCAAACCAGTGGTGCGTGAGCGACAGCTTGTGCCAGAACAGAATCGCCGCCCACGTCTTGTCGTCCAGCTGGGTGCTCGTGTTCGCGGTGACCGTCCCCTTGGCGTCCCGCCGCGTGGACATCAGGAAATTGACGAGCATCCCGGTCAACGCGCCTTTGCCGGCGCCGTGGCCGCTCGACACCGCGGCGCGAATCGGCGCGACCGCGTCAATCCCGTTGAAGCGCCGCGCCCGAATCTCGCCCCCGAGCCACTCGAAAAACTCCGTCTGCCACCGCCGCGGCCCCGGATACCGCTCCAGGACGGTGCCCGGCTTCCCCCAGGGAAACGCCACCCGCACGTAGCCCAACGGGTCGCCGTAAAACTGCCCGACAAACGCCTCCAACTCGGCGTCAATCTCCGCGACCGTGCGCGCCTCAGCCACCCGGCCGCTCCCCCGTGCGCCGCGGCGGCAGCAAGGACAACAGCAGCGTCTGGTGCTCGCCCGTCGTCACGCTGGCGATGACATCCTCCAGGACGAGCCGCACCGCCTCGACATCCCGCTCCAGCGCCGCGACCCGCGCCGCGAGCGGCACCGGCTCCGGCGCGCGCCAGTCCTCTCCTCGCGGCAGCGGCCATCGCGACAGGTCAGCCATTCGACGGCTCCGGCAACGCCTTCGCCTCAATCACCTGGAGGTTCGCCCACGTCTGCCGCGCCTCGTCCAACTTCGCCCCCACCGCCTGCACGTTCACCGTCAGCTCGCTCCGGTCGAGCAACATCCCGTGATACCGCGCCGCCAATTCCACATACTTTTCGCGGGGCGCAAACCGGTATTTCAGGACGCGGTCAATCTGCCCGTCCCCCGCCACCGCGTTCTTCATCACCACTTCCACCCCGACAATACATTGCGCCTGCGCTTCCGTCAGTTCGTGGATGGGCTTCAAATCGCCCTTCGCCCACGTCCGCTTGATTTCGCCCTTCTTCCAGCTGGGACTCCACCCCCCGAGCACATCCTGCTTGAGCGGCCCGTCACTCTCGTAGAGCTCCCACCCGCCCTCCGCGTAGTAGTAATCCCGCGGGTCATACAGGGCGCCTCTGGCGATTTGTTCGACCGTCGCCGCGGCGTCGATTTCCGCGTGCAGCTGAATCGCTTTCAGCCGCTCCCGCACCTTGAGCGGAACCGGCCACTTGGCGCCCTTCATGGCCCGCCCCTTCTTCCCGTTCTCCCGCAACTTCGCCGCGTGTTCCGGTGTCGCCGTCCGAAATCTGCCCATGCGCTGCAACCCTACCGCGGCCCCTACCACATTTCCATCCGTAAATGTCCGTATTCGGGGAAGAAAAGTGCGAATCGCACTGCGATGAGTGCGATTTATCCGAACCAGTTGGGCTTAAGTCGCATAGCCCTGGCGCCACAGAATGGGGGGTAGGAGTCCCGTGTCCTCGCTCGCGCTTCGACTTCTGGTTTCGATCCTGTGCGCGGCGCAGTTTTCGGCCTGAGCCTGTGGCCACGGGGCGGCGCGCGTCGAGCGTCGAGCGCGCAGACGCGGAGCGTCGAGCGTCGAGCCTGGAGCGTGCGAGCGCATGCGCTGAGCTCGAAAGAGAACCGAAGCGCGACGGAATAAAGCAGGGGCCTGGGCGTGGGTCGCGCGCGCGCGGATAGCGTAGGCGGAAGGGCTGGAGCGTTTCAACTCGGCGCAACGCGGCCGGAAGCCTAGGGGGCGATAGGCTTCCGGTAGGCTTCCGATAGGCCACGAAAACGGCCAAAGCCGGAATGGCCGGGGGGGAGTGGCCTATTCACTCCCCCCTATAGGCCATGTAGGCTTCGTAGGCTTCCGCCCCTATCTGAGTCCGGTAGGCTCAGATTCGGAAGCCTACGCCGCGATAGGCCACAAGTGGGAAAAACAGCGCCGGCCAGGACGGCCGGCGCCTGGAGCTCGGTGCGCTCAGCGCGGGGCGTGGGTCGCGCCTGGACGGAAGCCCAGGCGGCCGAAGTAGGGGGCGGCCAGCGGCGCCGCGGCCCAGTCGGGCTGGAAGCCGCCGGCATCGAGCCAGCCCCACAAGGCCGCGCGGAGCTCGCGGAGCCGGGTGACCTCCGCGGCCGGCATCTTCCGGCCGGTCAGGTTGCCGTGTCGCGCCAGGATGGCGTGTTGCGCCTGGAGATTCGCGTTCGGGTCCATCAGCGCACCCCCGCGGGACAGACGTGCTGATGGAGCCGGCCGGCCGAGACGTGGCGCCCGCAGGTGCAGATCGCCATCACGCGATGCCGGCTGGACTTGCGACCGTTCGCGGCCGGCGCCGCCGGCGCCACGTAGACCGTCACGCCCTGGAGCTCGCGCGGCGGCAGCCCCTCGGCCGGCAGATGCCCTCCAGGCTTCAAGCCGAGTGCCTGGAGCATCTCGCCCGAGTGCATCGACCACTGATGGCCGCGCACCCATTCACGCTCGGAGAAGATTCGGACACCCATCAGTAGCCCCCTCGCATCACGACCACGTAGATCGGCAGCCCCGTCGCGCTGGTGGACGGGGAGACATCGAACCGGACGCCAGCCACGACCAGGCCGGCGCAGAAGGTGGCCAGGTCCGCCACCTCGGAGAACTCCGCTTGTCCTGTCCACATGGTCAGTACCCGTACCGTTCTTCGCGCCGGCGCTCGGCCGCATCCTCGGCCTTGGCGAGCTCGATCGCCTCGTACAGCGCCAGCAGCCGGCGCCCGCGGAGCGTGAGCCGGCAGGCGTCCTCATCTGGGACCAGGATCACGCGCTTGCCGCGGCACGTCTCACAGTCCACGTCGTACATCCCGCCGCGGCGGAAGTACTCCGCGCGATCCTCGGGCTCCCAGAACGTCTCGTTGAACTCTTCCGCGCTGTAGGCGTGCTCTCCGATCGACGGCGTTAGGTGCGTGCCGTGCCCCTCGCACCGCGGGCAGACCTCGAAACGCCCCGGCAGGACGTACTCGGTTTCCACCCCTCGGCTGTTCTCCCGCGTGAACCGCAATTCGCTCATTGAGAATCCTTTCCGGCCAACCGGCCGAACAAACGAAGAAAAAGACAAAGATAAACCCTAGCGGTAGGCTTTGTCTATAGGGGAAACCCTAGGTTTCGCAAATAAATACGGCCGGCCCACACTGGCCCACTTGGGTCCAATATCGGCCGGCCGGCATTCCTGGCACGCCTGGAGCTCAGGCGCCCGATAGGGCTTTCATACGGCCGGCGTGAGAGCGCAGGCCGTCTGCCTTGCGGGTTATGCGCTGGATCTCGCGGAGCCGATCGAAGGCCGGCCGCGGCAGGTACTCGCCCCGTGCACGACGCTCCAGTAAGGCGTCGAGCTCGGCGCGGAGGGCCTCACGCGCCGCCTGGAACTCCAGCCAGGACGCGCGGAGCTTCGCGGCCCGCTTCGCGCTCGGCATCGTGACCAGTGGCACCGCGCCACGGTCGATCCGCTCGACCACGACCGCGGCCAGGCCGGCGCCGTGATTCAGTCCGCCGCAGTGGCAGACGCACAGCGGCCCCCGCGCCGACGTGCACCGCTCGTCACAGGCGCACCGCTGGCGATCCTCGACCAGCCGATCGCCGGCGCCCGCGCGGCCCATGTACTCCAGATGCTGCCCACAGGTGCCGCACTCCGCGACCGTGACGCTGTAGGACATCGGTAGACGCGCCGGCGCCGTGCACACGTCGAGACAGCCCACGCACCGATAGAAGTGCCGCGGCGCCGGCTTCGCGGCCGGCGCCGGCGCCTGGACAGGCACGCTCGGCACGTCCGCCGGCGCCCCTTCCGGCGCCGGCGTACCAAAGAGCTCCGCGAGCCAGGCCGGCCCGGTGTCCGCGCTCACGACGCCACCGCCTGGCCGGCCGGCCGGTAGTCGCACTCCCGCCGATCCGCGCACGCGCGGAACGTCGGCGCGTCCCAGGCGCCACCACCGTAAGGCAACGGCATGGACACGACCAGCGCCGCCAGGCGCCGCGCCTGGAGCTTGACCCGTCGCCCGTTCCGGCCGAGTGCCCACATGGCGCGGCCCGTCGCCGCATCGACCCAGAACGCCCCGTACAGCCGATGCTGAGCCATCATCGCCCCCCGTCCAGAACCGCGTTACACGCCTCGACCATCGCCCGCGCGTAGCACCGCCGCGCTTCGCCGGTTACGTCCGCGGCGACTCGATCCGCCGTGGCGATCCGCTCGCGCGCCACGCCATCGGCCGCGGCGGTAATGCGTGCAGCCGTGTCGCGCGCCTCACCGATCAACCGGTTCGCCTCCGCTTGCGCGTTGGCGATCGTCTCCGCGGCCCGCTGGCACACGTCCGAAGGCAGGACCGACAGCGCCCAATCGGATCGGATGTCCCGCTCCACTTCGCCCCGCACCGCGGCCAGCCACGGCCCAAGGTAGGAGTGTTCGCCCAGCCGCGCGATCGCCTGGTCGAGCACCGCGAGCTCTGCCGCCTTGGTGAGAGCCACTAGTTCACCCCCGCGGTGCGCTCGGCATCGATCGCCGCTTTGAGCTCATCGACCCGGACGTACAGGGCTTCGGCCGCGGCCAGGTAGGCGCCGCGCTTGAACCGCCGGCCCAGGGCGTACTCCGCGGCCGTCATCATCCTTGTGGGCGTATACGCCCGGTTCACTTGCATCCGGCTCAGGGCGTACAGCTTGAGCGCAGACGCCAGGACCGCCAGCCGATAAAGCTCGACCGCGTTCCGCCCCTCGAAAGCCACCCCGCCACCCGTCGCCGTGATCTCGTTCATTGCGCTACCCCTTGAATCAGGCCGGATCATCCCGGCGCCACAAGATTAACCCTGCCGGCAGGGTATCTGTAACTAGGGGGATTACTAGGTTTGAAAATAAATCCAGGCGCCTGAGAATTATTCTCAAACCCAGGCTTTCCCCGGTTCCAATTAATTAACCGTGGCGCTAGGATTGTCGCCGGGAGGATTGAATCAATGACCGACAGCAGGACAGACCAGGCGCCGCGCGACGGCGCCACGTTCGCGGAGCTCCTCGCCCGCGCGACCACCGACCCAGGCACGATCGCCGCGGCGTATACCGCGTTTCACGGGTACTCGCTCGGCAACCAGCTACTCGCCTTGGGGCAATGCGCCGCGCGCGGTATCCCGATCGGGCCGATCGCCAGCTTCAATCGCTGGCGTGAGCTCGGGCGCCACGTCCTCAAAGGCAGCAAGGCGATCGAGCTCTGCATGCCCGTGACCGCCAAACGCACCGACGAGGCCACCGGCGAAACGCAGACGTTCGCGCGTTTCATCTTCCGGCGAAATTGGTTCGTACTCGCCCAGACGGACGGCGAAGCGTACGCGCCGCCGGCGTTGCCGGCCTGGGATGAGGCGCGCGCCCTGGCCGCGCTCGACGTGACCCGCGGCGCCTTCGACCACATCGACGGCAACGTACAAGGCTACGCGCGCGATCGCCTGGTCACCGTCTCACCGCTCGCGGCGCATCCCTGGAAAACGCTGTTTCACGAACTTGCACACGTCCTACTTGGGCACACGTCCGAGGCCGAGATGGCCGACGATGACCGCACCCCGCGATCGCTCCGCGAGGTCGAGGCCGAATCGGTCGCGATGCTGTGTTGCGCCGCGCTCGACCTACCAGGCGCCGACGATGCCCGCGGGTATATCCAACACTGGAACCGCACCGGCGAAGCGATCCCCGAAGCCAGCGCCCGCAAGATCCTCAAGACCGCCGATCAGATTCTGAAGGCCGGCCGGCCCGCCGAGACGAAAGGGGGTGACCAGTGAAGATCATCCGCCCGCGGCGCCGCGATGAAATCGTG